CACAACTTCAGCGCCGGCACTTCGAGGCGATCGCCGCCGAGTTGAAGGGCCGTAACGCGAGCACCGACGAGGTCGCTGCGATGGCGAACAAGCTCTCCACCACGAACCCCGGTTTCCGCCGTGACTTCTTCGTCGCCGCCGCGACCGGCGGCAACTATCGCAATACGGGACCCGGCAACAACGCCGAAGCCACGTCGCGCAAAGCAACGCGAGCACTGCGCAGCCTGAGCACCTGATGGATATCAACGATTGCCCAGATGACGAATGCGCAATGAGAGTGCTTCAACAGAAGCACCGCAAATCCGCGCCTGTCGCGATTCACCCGAGCTTCTACACGCAAGAGCAGGACGACGCCGACGCGCAGGCGACCGACGCCGAATCGAACGATAATGGCGACTACGGGGACGACTGATGAAGGATGGGCGGGGACATGGCAGCAACCCCAGAGCCACCGGGCCGGGTGGCCCTGCACCCCGAAGTGCGTCGAGCGATGTCTATGGCGGAAACGGTGCTGCGCTTGCTAGTTCTGGCGCTCGTGTTTCTTTTACGAGTTCGGGCGGCGTGCCGTTCTCTTCGAACGCCGAGGCGGCCAACGCCCTGATGGGCTCACTACGATCAACGCAAGCGCCGATCCACCCGAGCATGCTGCTGCGATCGAACCGAGAAGAGTGATGGCTCAACAGGATTATTACAAGACGCTGCTGAAGCAACCAAACTTCAAGCACGCCGTTGGAATCTCAATGGCCGTGCAGAGCGTCCACAACTTCACGCCGACGCCCAACTACACGCCGGCCGAGATCGCCTACTTCAAGGGCGTTGACGCGCGCAGGCGCGGGCGTCCAGATTCAAACGAGTATCCGGCAGAGCAAGAGAACCTGTCGGCGGAATGGGAGCGGGGCTATGGCAAAGGCAACGATAGTCCTGCATGATCTCATAAACCGCCCACTCGAAGTCGAGATCGAGGCGATCACCGCCATATCTGAGAACACGGCGATCTTCGGCAAGACAGCCCAGTCAGTAATACGAGTTGACGGCGAGACCCATGCTGTGCGAGAATCGCGCGAGCAGATCGACGCACTCAAGGAAGCGGCACTGAAATGAAAGACGCCAAGGGCCACGGCTCCAACGCCCACAACTCGGGAATCGACGCCGCGACCAAGCCGGTCGCGCTGCACCCGAGCGTGCTCGCGCACATCCAACAGAACCCCGGCGGATTCTCGGTCCGGCCGAACGGAAGCACCCCGAGCACCGGCTACATGGTTTCAGTTCCCGGTCGCGGGCGCGTGCTGAGCGAGAGCGACCTCAAGGGGCCGAGCGGCCGGGCGCTGCTTCAGAGCTACGCCGCCGAGCACGCCGAGGTCCTGCGCCAGCCGGGCTCGCACATCGGCGGATGGACTGACAAGGAAACCGGGAAGACCCATCTCGATATTTCCGAAAACATCAAGAGCTTGCCTCGCGCCGTATCGGCCGGGAAGGCACGAAACCAGATTGCGATCTACGACGTTAAGGGTCAGCGCGAGATTCGCACCGGAGGCACCGGAGAATGAACTACGTAGATGGAACACACGGGGCGCTCACCAAGGTCGAGAATCATCACGCTGCTCACGCGCTGGCGCAGGGGCATCCGAAGTGCGTTGGCTGCCCCCGGCCGGGCATGGCGCTTGATGCGAACACTGCGGTCGAAGGCGGCGATTCAGAGGTCGGCCAGCCGGGCATTGGCGTCGGCGGCGCGGTCGCGATCGGGGCCTTCCAGAGTTAGGGAAAACTAGATACGCGAGAGTAAAAAGCGGGCTCTTCGCTCTTGCCCTTTCAGAGAATGGTTGTCCCGATCTCTTGCTTCGATGCCTTTCGGGCTTGCCTTATACCTGCGCATACGCTCCCGGCCAAACGGGGACTTAGATTGGCGGTAAATTGCTTCTCGGCCCTTTTCGGTTTGAATATAGCGGGCCTTGTAGCCGCTCCCCTTGTTTGCATTTTCGGGACGCGAGAAAAACCTATCGTGCATGATCTTCGAACAGGCCACGCACGTAGCCGAGCACGTAAACCGCTCTGTGACGTGCCCGTGCTTACATGGTTTCCCGGTAAAATAGCGGGGCAAACCTAGACGCTCGGCTTCTGATTTTGCTGACATAGGGCGAATCAAATATCGGCCTTTATGGCGCAAGTCAATCCCTCGGAAAATGCTAGTTGCCCGCGCATGGTGTGCCGGGCTATTATTGCGCACAATTCAACGAGGACATGAACATGGCATTCAAGGGTAGCGCGGCGTCGGTTAAGCCCGGCATGACTGACCAGACCTCCAGCAACATCGCCCGCGATGGTGCCGCGAAGCGTCCTCAGAAGAGCTTCCCTGTCAAAGAGGGCATGAAGAATCAGCAGAGCTTCGACGCTGGCAAAGGCATCGCGGGCACTGGCCCGGACGCGTCTTCGCCGAACCCGCTCGATCCCGCGCCGACCATGAAGAAGTTCAAGGACGCGCCGGCCAAGTGGGGCATGACCGATTCGCAGGGCCGTGGCGTAGACCACGATCTCGGCCGCGCCGTGCTGAGCGAGGCCGCGCTGAAGGCCTGATCCGTCAATGGATCATATCCGAGCACACGAGCCGTTTAAGGATCAATCATGGCCGACGATACAGCCGATACCGACACCGACACCTTTATCGAGTCGCACGAGCCGGCCAACAATAAGTACGGCCAGAACGGCTATCAAGGTCCGTCGAGCGATCTCCCGGGACAGCACACGACTTCCGGCTTCCTGAAGCAGGTTGAGCTTCCGAAGGCTGACGCGAATTTCCAGACGCGAAAGATCGACGCGTCTGCCTATCCGACGCACCCGGGCATGAGCGCCCAGACCGCGCCGGGTAAAATCCCCTCCGCAGTCGATCACCCCGTAAAAGCTCGAAAGGTCTCCAAGTGAAAATCTTGATCCCGCTGCTTGCAGCGTTTTTGATTTCGTCCCCCGCACTTGCTTCCTACGAAATGATCGCCACCAAGGCCCCGGCTGTCACGGCCCCGGCAAAACCGACGCACATCTGTCGCGTGCCGGACAAGGTGATCGAAGACGCGCTCGCTTCCGGCAAGGTCACCGTCAAGGCCGACCTCAAGGGCGACGCGCTCAAGAAGTTCAATGACAATTACGCGGCGGCCACCGGGCAAGAGGCCCCGACCCTCGCGGAAGTCGATCGCATGGTCGTCTTCGAATCGAAAACAGACGCTCCTTACTTCTTGGCGATCATGTCGGTCCGCGATTGCATCATTGGCGGGCAGCCGATCCTCAAGAAGTCGTTTGAGAAGTTCGTTCACCCGGGCGATGCGATCTAATGCCCGAGGAGAAGAAACCAAAAGTCAACACATGTAAGCCTTCGAGTTTACATGCGAGGCTAAAACGTCAACTTAAAGGTATCGAGGCGCATCTTGAAGCGTACCCGAACGATAAGTTGAGCCAAGCCCGCGCCTCGACCATCCGGTCGATTCTGTCGGGCACCTGATACGGCACCGCGTATAATCTGAGATTATACGCGGTAACGCATATCGGAGCAATACACGCCAGCGCGGATGTCCGCGCGACGGAGGATCGGCATGGCCGAACAAGAAACAGCCGACCCGGAAACACCCGAGGTCGAAGACCCGGATTTGCTTGACCTCCTCGGCCCTCCGCCGAGCCGCGCCATACAGGCAGCGTCACGCAAGCGAGCCACGGGTGTATCCCGCATCAACGCCGCAACAACTGGCATGGGCTCCGGCCGCGTCCCCGGCGGCAAGTGCACGCCCAAACGCATGCAAAGCATCCTCGAATCCATATCACGGCTGCCTGTCGTCACCAAGGCGTGCCGCTTCGCGAACATCCACCCCGCGACCCTCCAGCTATGGCTTGAGAAGAGTTCGCGCGGCGGACCCGGCGACGTATTCGACCTTGTGATAAACCCGGACGATCCCCCCGAGGAGCAGATCAGGAAACGCTTCCACGAGCTTTACGACATCGCGCTGGAGACAGGCGTGGATGCCGTTGACGAGGCCGCGATCACGCGCGCCACCGGCTACGAGGAAGTGCTCACCTATCAGGGCCACGTGCAATACAAGTTTGACCCCGTGCTGATCGACCTCGGCTACACCGGCAGCGACGCGTGGGCGAAAGACTCGCGCGGCCGGCCGATCCCCGAGACCGTGCTGAAGCAAGACACCGACTTGATCCAATTCATCCTGAAGAACCGTCGCTCGAAAATCTACGGCACCAAGGCGCAAGTGGATGTCAACGTGCGCGGCGGCGTTCTCGTGGTAGCGGCTAAGGCTGCCACCGGCAACGACCTCGTGAAGGAGAGCCAAGACTATCTGAAGGACGTGATCGACGTGCAGTTTGACGAGGTAGACGACAGTGTCGAGTGAGAGCACACAACTCCGCGAGCCTGAGCCCGCGCGCAACTACGTCGGCAAAGGCGTCGTCGCGGCGAAGTACAAGCTTCGCGGCGCGGATTGGATACCGTTCGTCGAGAACGACGACGGCACCTTCACCGAAGCCGCGTGGGCGCCGCAGGCCGGTTCGCAGTATTTCTTCCTGCGCGACCCGACCACCGAGGTCATCTACGAAGGGACGCGCGGTCCCGGCAAAACCGACGCACTGATCATGGATTTCTGTCAGGACGTTGGCAAGGGCTGGGGCATTGAGTGGCGCGGCGTGCTGTTCCGGCAGACCCATCCGCAATTGCGCGACGTGATCGAGAAGAGCAAGAAGTGGATCAAGCGGATATGGCCCGGCGCGTTCTACAACGAGATCAAAACATTTTGGGAGTGGGAGTCCGGCGAGCGGCTGTATTTCTCTCACTTCGACACGCCCAGCCAATACAGCAACTATCACGGTCACGCCTACCCGTGGATCGGGTGGGAAGAGTTGACGACGTGGGCCAGCCCGGATTGCTACAAGGTCATGTTCTCGTGCTCGCGTTCGACCGCGAAAGGCATGCCGCGCAAAATCCGGTCTACCACAAACCCGTATGGCGTCGGGCACAACTGGGTCAAGACACGGTTCAATCTGCCGATCGCGCCGGGGCAAATCCTCGGCCCCGTGATCGACAACGCGAAAGACGAGAAGGGTAACCCCGAGCCGCCGCGTCGCGCCATTCACGGCTATCTCGACGAAAACAAGATTCTGCTGCACGCCGATCCCGACTACAAAGACAAGATCAGGGCCGGCGCGCGTAACGCATCCGAGTTGGAAGCGTGGCTCAACGGTTCGTGGGACATCGTCGCGGGCGGCATGTTCGACGACATTTGGTATGATTACAAGGACACGATCGTAATTCAGCCGTTCGAATTGCCGGGCTCGTGGAAGGTCTATCGCGCCTACGACCACGGCTCCTCGAAACCGTTCTCGGTCGGTTGGTATGCAGTCAGCGACGGCTCCGACTTGAAGATGCGCGACGGCAGTGTGCGCGCGACATTGCGCGGCGACTACTTCCGCATCCACGAATGGTACGGTTGGCGCGGCCAGCCGAACGAAGGCTGCCGCATGCTGACCAACGAGATTGCGCGCGGCATCGTCGAGCGCGAGATTCAATGGGGCCTGCGCGACGCGAACGCTAAATGGTCCCGCGTCCGGCGCGGGCCGGCCGACAGCGCGATCTTTGATCCCGAGGACAACGGACAGCCCTCGATCGCAAGCGACTTCGAGAAGCGCGTGCTGATCAATGGCGTGAGCCACAAGGGAATTTATTGGGAGCGTATCGACAAGAGCCCCGGCTCCCGTAGACAGGGTTGGGAGCAAATCCGCAAACGTCTGAAGGCCACCAAGCGACCGAAGGGC